TCGTCAGACAGCTCATGGAACAAGCAACACGGCGCGCGGAGCATGTTGGTTATCTACGAACACTTCTTGGTCGTAAATGTCGATTTGATTTGTGGGAACCAAGAGCATTCGGTATTCATAAAGCACTTCCAAGATGGGAAGCGGAAAAAGAATACGGACAATATTTAAAACGCGCTTGGACTTACAAAGCATTAAATAGATTGATACAAGGTTCCTCCGCCGATATGACGAAGAAGGCAATGGTGGACTTGTATGAGGAAGGAATACTCTCTCACATACAAGTCCACGATGAATTAAATTGTTCATTAGAAGATGAAAAACAAGCAACAAAGATAAAAGAAATTATGGAACAAACTGTTGAGCTTAAAGTTCCTTTAAAAGTAGATGTGAAGCTAGGACCTTCATGGGGAGAAATAAATTGAATAATTATATATCTTTTCTAACAAATTATGCTAAACTATTGAGGCATTTTCCCAAAAATAAAGAGAATTACGATGATAAAAATATGGTTTTTGATGGCTTTAATGTCATATCCTAATATGCCTGCAATAACGTACAAAGGCTATGGCGGTTTTTTGGAAAAGGAAGAATGCGAAGAAAGACGTATTATTGCTGAAAATTTGATAGCAGACTATGAGATTAAAAGAGGAAACACTGTCTACATAGAGACATATTGCATGGAAATGGAAGCATTTAAAACTCAATTGGAAAAAAAGAAAGAATTAAATAAAACAGGAACTGATGCTTAAAGAGCTTTGCGCTACACTGCTAATACTATGTAATCCCATTCTAAGTGGATTTGATTTTGATTACGCGAAAGATGACCATGATCAATTCGTGCAGGGTATTACCGAATGCACAATAAAATATAACACCGATATTAATCCATTTGAGAGAGCTATTGTTGTTCTCAGCGTGGCCCAGGCGATCATTGAATCAAACTGGGGCGAATCTAGATTTGCTAGAGAAGCGAATAATTTCTATGGTATTATTCAAACAGATAGAACAGAGCCACATATTAAATCTCTTCGCAGTAAAACATTATTGAAAGTCTACAACAATAAATGCGAGAGCGTTGGAGATTACATTGAACTTCTCAATAATAGTGAATATTTCCAGGAGTACCGCAATATTCGCATGAAACAAGTCATTACAGGAGAAGTTGATATTTTCACGGTGATAGAGTCTTTGGACTCTTATGCCACTGATTCAAAATATACAAAAAAGGTAAAAGACGTCGTAAATTCCCTTCTGGAAGACTATCCTCTCTTATTTAATCCTTGACTTTTTTATTAAATCCCATATATATGGGCACTGATGAAAAGGAGACAGAAGAATGACAGATATTTCTAAGTTTAAGTCAATCGCAATCAAGATTGATTCTTATAAACGAGCCAAACCTATGGCAGAAGAAAAATACATGTCCATGGGTGCATTTGTTCGTTATCTTATTGATAAAGAACATGAACAACAAACAAATGGAAAGGATCAAAATCATGACAGACCAAATTCAAAGTAGCATTAAGCAGGCTCTTTATGTCGCAGTTGTTAATAAAATGTCGGGGGAGCTCTCGGAACTGGACGCCAAGGAAATACTACTAGTAAATAATCCAACTTACATCACGAGCAAGGACCACGATCACGCTGATCACATTGAGGAATTAAAGAACATCATAATCAAGAAAAACGGATTGCGAGATACTATTAATTCTCTTCGTAAAACGCATTTTAAACCACAGAGCCCGTCCAAAGATGGTAAAGATAGTTAGTGCAGTAACAAAATTTACTGAAAATAACGAAGAATATGTCCGCGTGTACTATACGGACGGAACAATAAAAGTGTTTGGAGCCTTTGAGTGGAGTGCTCTTGTCAAGGAAGGAAAAGACTTGTGGAATTCACACCAAGGGGAAGTATCCCAAATACAAGAAGACTTAAAGAAAAACCCGGAGAGATTTGATGGTTAATCAAGAGATAAATTATGATATTTATCAACCTTTTGGCCCCAGTATCTTAAAAGTTAAGATGCCGCAGGCATACGTAAACTTGCTCAATGCTGAAGCAGATCGCATTCTCTATGATAAAAAACTAAGTGAAAAGTATGATTGGAGCCATAATCTGGCAGGCAATGTTAAAAAAGAAATTGCCATTGATCCCAGTAAGATAACAGGATTTCCCGAATTTCTAGTAACAATGTCCGACCAGTACTTGACAAAGGTACTGCCAGAATGGACAACAGACGCAAAAGTCAGCTTTCGCGTATGGGTAGTAAGCCAGTATGCAGGAGACTTTAATCCTGTACATATTCATGACGCCAATTTATCGGGCGTGGCTTTTTTAAAAGTACCACCTGGATTTAAAGCAGAATATGAGAAAGAGGATCATCATCCCACAGCAGGATGCCTTGAATTCTTAGGATCAATTCCTAACCACTTTGCACGTCATAGTTATATTGCCAAGCCAGAAGTTGGAGATTTCTATCTCTTTCCAAGCTGGTTGGCTCATCAAGTTTATCCTTTCCGTTGTGAAGGGGAAAGACGTTCAATGGCATTCAACGTGCACTTCAGCACAAAAGAGCCAGTTAAGGGGATAGATGTATAATGAGCATCCGGAATATCCAGAAAGAACAAAGTATGATAAAAAAGCACGAAACTACCGGTACAAGTATGACATTGATTTCAAGACATATCACTGGAATGATTTAACCCTCAAGGAGCGCGATTATTGGCGTAGCCTTGTACAAATAGACGAGGAACATGCAAAAGAGAAATTTCAAAGTCGCCATGCGAGAGATGAGCGAGCACGTTTCCCGAAGAATAAGGGAATACACCGAAGAACTCATTCACCGCAACAAGGGGGATGATGATAAGTTACGAATGGGATCGGTGGGAATGGACTTGGACCATCCTAGAACGATCTTATACGTTATTCTTCATAAACTGATACAAGATGATTTTAAACCACGCAATGATACATATGAACAGATCATGCATGACATATTTAAACAGCTAAAAATAGATGAGCCGAGCAGACCTCAAGAGGAAGAACCACAAAGGCCGACGAAAAGTCGGGTCAAAAAAACGAAGAAATAGACGTCGTATTCGATTAGGAATGAAGATTAGACGTAAATAATCTTTTACGTCTCTTATCCCATCGTTTTCTCCACGCCCACGCATTGAGCTGACCGCTATATTTTTCTATTAGGCCGAGCAAGAAATGCATTCCTCGTCCTCGTCGTAATTTGTTACAAATTTCTGATTATAAAGACTCTCGGGAGGCTTTTTCGCCATATCTTCTAATGTTTTTGCATCATTACCGTCGTTACATTTACAGCGTTCTTTCTCTAGTCGTTCTACCCTGTCTGCCAGGTAGCAAAGCATTTTTTCCATATCCCTTTCGGTCATCATAATCTCCTTTTTGTGTTTTGGGGTGAACTTTCCGTTATATACCTAAAACGGACATGGGATCAACATCTTTTATTTCTGGGATCTATTAAAGTGGTTCAACCGACCTTGCTGAGTGTCTTACCCTCTTAATCTTGCCATGTTTCTCCAGCGAGGAGATAAAACTATGGACCATGGACTTGGAAGCCAGTCCCATAGGCTCTCTCATTTCATCATAAGACGGCGAGTAGCCATTCTTTTTGTAATATTCCTTTATGAATTCTAAAAGTTTAGCTTGTCTCTTTGTCATTACCCACTGCCTTTTAAAATTTTATTTACATAAGAATCATCAATAGGTTCAATCTCGTCCTGCATCTCTTCGGAGTAGGTCCTTTCTTTCGGCTCATAGACAAATTGAGTAGAACAGTACTCACACATCGCCTTGTTATTGTCATCAAAAGTATAGTAGACAATCGGATGATCGTCGGCGCAGGAAAATGTCCTCGTGTGGATTACTTTAGGTTTCATTTTTATCCGGATAATAAGGAAACTCCTTACGATGCTCAATATATCGTTTATGTCTTTCCCACCAATCCTCTTCAACAATATCATCACGGAAATCTCCGTAGGGTCTGTTTTTTCCCACGTTGGTGATCTTGTTCTCCTCCAAAATTTTCATAACCTCTTTAGTTTTCATATAACGCTCCGGATTCCACGGCATTATTTCTTATCCAGATTATGCCCTATGATAAAGATCATAAAGGCAATAAAGCCAAGCAGTGTAATAATCAAGACGAGGGATGTTAGTATCATAAATTCCATCAGTCCGTTCCTTCCCACTTATCGAGGATATAATCTCTTTGTTCCTCCTTAATGATCTTCTCAATCTTCTTGATTCTCTCCTTTAGCTTCTTTAGTTCTTTCTCAAGCTTCTCTAGCGTCATGCAAGGCTCCGCATGTGATCACTCATCTCCTTTGCCCTGTTAGGTGTTTGTTTTGCCCACCTGGAATCCAGCATTTCTGTCGCCGCCACATCATATTGTGGTGGACTCTGTTTTAAAGCCTTCCACATATTATGGAACTTGGAAACACCGGTTTTTCCCAACTGAAATATCATCTCCACGATGGTTTCTTTTGCCAGGTCCTTTAGGTCCGGGCAGTCGCTACAAAGCTCCTCAGCGCCTTCTATGGCGTTTTTTAAATCGTCTTTTAGGATTTTCATGAGGTATTTCTCGGAATACTCCTTATTATCCTCCCAGTGGTCCTCGACGCAGAGATGTCCCACTCCCACGGTTCTTTTGCCTAGCGAATCGAGGTACACCTTATTACGGTAGCCTTCGTGTTCCTTTACGGATTTTAGTAGTCTGTTCATGTCCATGCTTTTTTCTCCTTTTCTTGTAAATAGGTAATTGATTTTACCCATCCTTTTGGAATCGTGACGTATCGTCCGCCATCCTTATCCTCATCCTTCTCTTCCTGCGGATCCAAACACCAGGATCCTATGATTGTTACTGTCGTCTCGTCATTGCGTATCATCCAGCCAATGTCAACGCACGTCGCCAGCTTGGCGTCGCGCATTTTGCTCAAAGTCACCCATCCCGTCTCACCGTCCATGGCGTCCATCCACACAACGCGGACCATGGGCCAGCAGTCTGGATATTTTAGCTTAGGCTCTTCAGATAGTTTATCATTTCCTTCCATTTCTCACTCTCCTTCCTTTCCTTGTGCCTGTCGGGCACGACCTTATATTTATATTTATCCGACCGCACCTCACGTGCGATAGGATTTCGTTTCTTGTAGATAATTCCGTGTCTTTTCATCTTTTCATATCGCAGTTATAGGATAGTGTTCTTCTCACACCGTTGCCTGTAAAGGGATAGACACCGTGCTTGATGTCATAGGGAAATACATATAGGTCCCCGACCTTCAAATCAACCTTGTGCTGATTATAGCCAAACATTCCACCGCCATTACCTATTAATTCCAATCTTCCGTTCGCTGGATCGTCCTCTCTTGCAATCTCCACACCGTAATCACTAGGCTTTTTTAGACACAGGACGGATGTCAGCCCGATCTCCGTCTTTCCCACGTGATGGTGCATGGGATTATACTCATGCTCTTTCATCTCATTGATCCACGCTGATGATGGATGAGCAAAGCGCATGACCTTGACTTCCATCAAGTAGTCGTTGAACCTATCTTCAAAATATCTTTTCACGCTCTCCGACAGTTCTTCGTCCACTCGGTGCTCTTTTTTAATCTTTCCCGCCAGGTTGTCGTTGTAGCTTTTTAAATAGGAAGAGCAAGATTCATAAAGGACATTGATTTCCTCAACAAGCCCTTCGGGAACATCAAAGTGCAGAATCTTCTGGCCCAGATGGATTGTGTTCATAGACCGCGGACCATAAAAAGGTCCATTCCCCTCTTAATTTGAATATAGCTATCCGCGTCCACTTCATTGACGCGGTCCCATATGTCCACTTCATACTCGCCGTGCTCAGCAATGAATTCATCACGCGTCATTTCCGCCGCGTCCTCCTCCATTTCCATCAGCCACGCTTTCACTTTTCCTGTCATGTTCTTTTTCCGTGCAATGCGTTAATGCCTAAATTATAAACACATTCCTGTTTAAATTCTTCCACGTGCTTTCTCAAATCCTCATCTGATTTTATTTCCGTTAACCTCATGAGCTTTTCTGCTACATAAAATAAACATACTCTGTTATCTTGTTCTGTATTCTTCATTCTTTCTCCTTTGTTAAGTTTCTAGATACAACGGTGTATACACTCCCATGTGCGATCCCGCAACATTAAAATCAAAAAATTCACTCGCCTCGTCGTAGGACATATTATCACGCTCCATGAGGATATTGAGGATTCCCTCTGTCTCGTAAACCACACGAGTTCGCTCGCCGTCCCAGATTACTCCTGCAATGGCCTTATCATAGCCGTCGGCGAACAGTATTTCAGGTTCGTCGTCAGCGTAGAGGTCCTCGATGTCTTTCCTATTCATGCACGGTACTTTATTATATTTTGGCGTATCACGCAACACGGAACTGGTGCGACATTTTGTCTTAAAGTTATCCACAAAAAAGTGCATATCTGTGGATAACTTGTTTCACTATATGAAATAGGTCCTATTAATTCCCATTTTAATAAGATATACTGAATTAAGATTAAAAAAGTTTTAATCTTGTTCTTTGAAACAGTTAATAAGAAAGGAAAAATATGAAAAACAAATCATATCCTTTTAACTCCATTCAAGAGTATGATGGAAAGAAAGGAAAAATTATGAGAAAGAAATGTCATCAATGTGGTGAACAGTCGGTCATTAGATATAGAGATACGTCTTTATCATTAAATGATTGGTCTAAATCCTGCCTCAATGGTTGTGGCCCTGATTTTTCACTTTTAGCTAAATTATTAAAATTTGAGGTAAAACATGGAAGATAAACACATACAATTCTTTTTAAATGGAAAGGATTATGATTTAATCTTGAGGGTTGATGATGAAGGAGAGGAATATACTTCTTTTGATATCTTCGACTACGAAAAACAAGAAACTGTAGTGACAGAAAAAATATAAAAGGAAGGGGCAGAAAAGCCCCTTCTTCTATTTTGACGGATATCGCAACACGGAACATGGGCAAAGTGTCGTATTGGCAGAAATCCGCCATTCTTAATTTCATATAGGTTTTTCAAAAGTAAATTAAAATATTAAACATAAAAATATCTCAAATATGACGTAACCACGTAACTTTAGACGTAACATCTTGAAATATAACAATAATACCGTTACATATAAGGTTACTTATAACAATTAGGTTACGTAACCTATATGAGGTTTTTGAGAGTAAATTGATAAATTATATATATATTTACTTTTAAAATATATATATAAAATTTAAAAGGTGTGTTATAATGAAAAATATATGGGAAACGTAAATAAAATAACACCGAAACAAAGGGCTTTTATTCATTTGTTTGTTAAGTCCAATGGTCGCATGACACCGACCGATTGTGCCAAAGAAGCGGGATACTCGGAGAAATCAGCGACTAATATTGCCTGTAATTTAAGGAGTCCGAAAATGTTTCCTTTGGTTGTTGAAGCGATTGAGAATTTGCAAAAGGAATATGCTGAAGCAAGTAAGATAGATTTTGTCAGACATGCTAGGGAATTGGCTAGATTGCGCGATACTGCTGTCACAAATGGGCAGTTGGGTCCTGCTGTTCAAGCTGAATTTCGCAGAGGTCAGTTGGCAGGATTCTATGTGGATAGAAAAGAGGTTGTTACAGCCTCGCTGGATAATATGACCAGACCAGAACTAGAAGCCAAACTCAAGGAAATCCGCGACCATAACATTATCAATGGCGAGGCGATTGGTGTTGAGGTTAAAGAAATAGAAGAAAAAACAGTAAAAGAAATAAAATAGGGACAGTAATTTTTTTGTATTTTGTAAGATACTGATGTATATATTCATAGGCTTTGACTATATAATATAGACTAAATAGTAAAATTAAGGCTATTAAATATCCTCCCATTATCTAAACCCTATCCCGTGACTTGTGTAATCCAAGTCCGTTGCCTTGTGCTTACAGGTAAAACTGCAATACCGCTCGAACTTTCCCATCTTCGCCTTTGTACCGCAGATGAAACATTTTCGTTCAGTTAAAACTTCTTCCTTATCGGGTTTAGGTTTTGATTGATTGTAATAATCTGGTATTTCAAACTTTGTCATTGACTTCTCCGCCGAAGAAGTCAGCCACCTCTTTCTTTTTTTCTTTTTTCCAATCTTCTTTCCCAATCCTCTCCAATTTATCAATTACTGAATCAAAATCCCCGCAAGTACAATCATAATATTTATCCAACCAATTCTCAAAATATTTTATCTTGTCTTTTCTTGTGTCCCCAACTTGTTCATTCAGTTCAAAGGGACAAAAGTGAAAATGAGAATCTCTTAAATCTCTTATGTCTTGCTTAATTTCTTCAATTAGTTTTGTCATTATTAGTCCTTTCTAAAATTGCACAGGACTTATCCGAATAACTCCGTCGCCCATGCAATTATCTTCTTACTGCCAGTAGCATAGGAAGTCAAGAAAAAAAATAACTTGACTTTTAATTTATCTCAACTATATAAGATAAGTAGAAAGGATTAAAAATGGAAATAGATGTTTATGATAAAAAATTTGTTATCAAAAGTTATGATGATGAATTAACATTGACAATTGATATTTTAAGAAATTTATTAACCGCATTCAATGTTAAGATAGAGGAAGTGGAAGATGAGTGAAGAAGTATATTATCACAGCAAAAGCAAAAATGAGGATATGCCTGTATCGGAAATGTCCGATTTGTATGTTCGTCGCGCTTTCAAGAAAATGATTCTGAAAGAGAAAAAGAAATTTGACGAAAAGGAAACATTAAAAGTGTTCATAAGGAACGCGATTAGTAACTTGGAAAGAGCATTGGAGGAAAAATGAAAACATTTGAATTTTTAATTAGTGAAAGTTTTGCAACATCTTTTGATATTGAGGCAAATACAAAAGAAGAAGCAGAAGAAGTATTTAGACGAAAAGGTTACGACGAAAAAGATATCAGACGAGAATGTACTGATTGGCAAATAGAAACGATTGAGGAAATAGAATGACAGGTAGACCTAAAGTTTGGACAGAAGATAAATTAAATTATGTAAAATATCTGACGAAATGCAACAGCATGAGCGAAATTGGAAAAATATTTGATACGACGAAAAATGCTGTGCTTGGCGCATTGTACCGCGACAAGGTAAAAAACGGATATGTGCCACCGCCAGATTCTAAATACACAGGCAAAAAAGAAAATTATCCAAAACACTTGACTTCTAAATAATCCCATGTTATTGGGATAATATGAGCTTAAAACTAATAAATCAATCAAGCAATAGAAAGACAGGCGCGATTGCGACAACATATAGGGCGGGTAGTTCCATGTATGGTAGTTGTCCCGCGACTTGCTCATTAAATCCCGACGGCGACAATTCCGCGACGGAAATAGATCAAGATTATTTGACGGCGCTGAGAAAAGCTGTTCCTAAAAAAGGTCAAGCTTGGACTTATTCACATTTTGATTATACTACAATTCCGCAAAATGAAGAAAACCACACAACCATAAATTATAGTGCTGATACAGTAATCCAAGCATTAAACAGTTTTAATAGTGGAAGGGAAACTACTTATACTGCGCCTTATACAATGACGGATAAAGTTGATAATATACAAGGTGTTAGATTTGTAAGATGTCCCGCTGAAGAAAATAAAAAAATTACTTGTCAGAATTGCGGTAGTGGTCAGCCATTATGTGCTAGGCAAAAAAGAGATTATATTGTTAAATTTACAGCGCATGGTAGCCAAAAGAAAAAAGTTGGACAAGACGAAAAAGGCGGTTGCTATGCGGGACAAGGTTTCACTGTCTTTTCTTGGAAAGCGACAGCCAAACAAAAACAGGAAGTTTCCGACGCGGTAAAATTAAGCGATTGGGTTAAGACTTTGCCCTATGGCAGTATGATTAGACACCACGTCGCGGGAGATATAGGGAAATGAAAAAATATATTTATTATGTTAATGAGTCCGCTTTGGATATAACTAAATATACTTTGGAAAATTTTTGTGAAGCTTTTAATGACGAAGTATATGCAGAAATTAGCGATAGCAATTATATTTATTTAACTAAAAAAGACGCTGAAAAAAAATTAAAAGAATTAACAACTTGACTTTCAATTTATCCCATGCTATTGGGATAATATAATTTTAAAGAAAGGAAAATTATGGATAAGAACGATATAAGACTAAATCAAGCCAAGCGAAAAGCAATTAAAGATGCTTGGAAAGATACGATCTGGAAAAGAACACCGACAGAATACGATAGTAATTTATCTGACGCGGTGGTAAATTTCAAACAACATGAAAGTGATGTTTGGAATGATGTTGTCAAGCCGACAGTAGAAAAGAATTTTCCACCAGAGGATATGAAAATATTACAACGATATTCTCGCGGTAGTGATTATAATTCTTTTTCTGAATATGATTCTTGTTTCTATTTCAAACCGAGTTTTGCTGACGACGAGGAAAAGCAATTTAGGTTTGCTTATAACAAGGAAGATATGACCGCTTTACATTATGATGAATTGATGAATTTAGGCGTCAATCCGAATATTGAAATTGAACAGGAAGGAAAAGACAATAATCCGCATTATCACGTCGCTAGTAATGAATTAAGCACAGCGATAAAAAACTTTAATAATCCGCGCTATACGACAAGTAGCGGATATAATAATTCTTACGATCATAATATTAATGAATCTGACGTCGGCAGAATGGACGGTTTTGCTCTTTTAGTACCCGCGACGGGCGGTTGTCATTCTCGTACTATGATGTGCGATAATGAATTTGATTGGAAAAAATTAAATGATTATGACATATCAAGACGTGTCATGATTATGGCACAGCGCGAATTGGCAAAGCATAAAATGACACTTGTTAATGATATGAATATGGTTGTTGACCAAGCTAAATTTTTAAGTGAGATTAAGCCATATTGGATTGATATTGAGGCTTGTGTTAATTTTGACGATCAGAATATTGGTACTGCTGTTTCCATAGTATCAGAGGAAACAAAACAACGATTGCTTGATAGTGCTAAAATCCGACAAGCGCAACGCGATATTCTCGCGGTTGTAACAACACCAAAAGAAAAAGAATTAGCATAAATTATTTTCTTGACACTATCTCATTTTAATGGGATAGTGTTTTTTATTTAAAGAAAGGAAAAATTATGACAGAGGAAGAAATGTTGGCAATAGAGGATTTAGTCGAGTTTGTTGATATTAATAGTTTTGATGTAGAAATTGATAAAACGTTATTTATTGTTAAAGAAATGATTAAGCGCTGGAATTCGGCATGAGTAATATTCCATTATGTCAGCAATGCGGAAAGAAATTATATATGAGTTATGGTCAGCGCGGATATATGGCGGTGGAAGATCGTCGTTTTAATTGGTTTGATTTTATGACCGAGCAAGAACGCGACGACCACGAAATCCCGAGTAATGCTTTTGAAGTTGAAAGACGATTTCACGATCATAGCAAAAAGAAATATATTATATATTATGAAATACCACAGCAACCCCGCGACGGGCTTTTTCATAGTCGCGGTTGTTGGGAAAATTGGCATAAAGATCACCGCGACGATATTGAAAGAATGATACGAACAAGAGGGGAGTGGAAATCTTGACAGCAAAAATTGAATCAAACTTTGGGCGCGAAATAATGAAAAACATCAGCGCTCAATGGACTAGGATTGAAAATCGTCATGGTGGGGGAATACCAGATTTATACGGAATCAAGGGCGGAGTGTCCGTTTGGCTTGAATTAAAATGTATTAAGCAGAATTCAATAAATATCTCACCGTTACAAATCTCATGGAATTACAACCATTTTCAAGAAAATGGGAAAAACTATTTCCTTATAAAGCACACCGAACAAAGAATTATCAAACTGTACGACGGCGACAAAGGGCGAGAATTAGACCGCGACGGTTTCCATGTTCCGTGTTCCACGATACTTGATTATCCATATCGCTGGATTGACCTTGAACATGAATTATTTTCAACGATTTCTTGACCGCGATCAAAGGATCTAGTGGCATGGTTTCCTCGCGTCGAGAATATTAGGGCGGGTTAGTTATCCCTTTCTTACCCGCCTTTTTTATCCACAGTTTTTTTTGACTTATCCACTTGACAAACCCATAAAAATGGGATATATATTTCCCACCCATTAGGGCGGGGGTGGAGGCGGAAGATGTTTTTTCGCGGTTCGCGGTTCACGGAAAATAAAGCTTGACACGCGGTTTATTGTCTTATAAAAAGGGTTTTGACTACACGACATAGAAAGAAATTTATGATAGACGATTATTTATTAAGATTAAATGACCTTCAAACAGAAGAAGGTAAAAGGACTATTTCCATTCCTCAATGTACTATTATGTATGAGTTATGGAAAAAGCATCCTGCCCCCGTTCTTCTTTCAGACATTCAATCTAAATATAACTTGAAAAGATATACTGTTTCAAGAAATTGTATGATGTTGTCTTATGACAGAATTAAGGATAATGGAAAAACAAGGCAGGGAAAAGGTTGGATTATTAAAAATCATATGTCAGATAAATATGATGGTCGTATGAAAGAAGCTAAATTAACACCACAAGGTGAAAAAATTGTGGAGAGATTATTTGAAAGGAGGAAAATATGAATAATAAAATAAATGATTGTTGGGAAGATAACGGTATAGACAGCATAGATAACAGAATAAATGAAGTAGCTGTTGCTGAATTAGATGGTATGGAAGATGATTTAGACCATATGGATTTGTTAGATGATACAGATTTCAAAGCACTGCTAGATAGAATAAAAGAAATGTTTGACGATTGTTCAAGATCTGAAGTTAAAAAAATTGGAAAACTTCTTATAAAGTTAAACAGAAAGGATTATGAATAATTAAACGATCACCCTAGGGACATCTTTCATAACTGGTTGATAATAGGATCAGTTTCCAAGATAAGTTGCTCCCTCTGTCCCGAAGGGTTATCATAAAATTAGAGGACAAACTTATCATCTATTATAAAACCCTCACCGTTGCAAAATGGTGGGGTTTTTTTTACTTGACAAGTGATTCATTATCCTATATGTATGGGAGGACTCTCGTAGCACACTATTCGATAAGAGCAGAGAGTCATAGAGAAAGGAAAAATTATGAAATTACCATTTGCTTGTGAGTTATATTCTGACGGTGGCGAAGTTACAAATCCATTCAGCAAGGAGAAATGTTATTTGAACTCTGACGCTTTGTCGGTGTATGATGTGATTAAGGGGAGTGAGGCTCTGGAAGATTATGCGACGGTCAGGAAAGGTCTTGATTGGTTTCAGGAACATTATCCAAAAGAATATATGGTTTTGTTAGATTAGGACTTGACACGGTAACAGTTTTCCTATATAAATGGGATAACTAGAAAGGATAAGAATGAAACATACAATTAAATATTTCTCAAACTCTGACGGTAAGATTATCGAAAGAGAATTCCAAGTTGATAATGAAAAGAACAGAGAGTTTGTCGCCAAAAGCACAGGCAATCTTTGTAAGGTTTATTACGACGTCGAGAAACGTGGTTATAGAACAGCTACTAACGATTGGATTGTATCACGGTCATAAAATAAAAGCTTGACAAGTGTCCCATGTTCCTATATACATGGGACATTAAGAAAGGAAAACGGTCATGACACATTCAGCTATAAAAGAACTAAAAGAAGATCTGGCTAAAAGAACATATAATGAAGCGATCAGCCTCTTGAAAGAAATTCGCATTGTTTCTGGTATTAATTCAAGGAAGTCTAATAATCCTTTACATGTAACAAATGAATTTACATATATTAATCGTCTGATTGATATGTTTAAAGATCAATTCAACTTGGAAGGATTTAAGAAATGAGCGATCTACGAGTTAAACCGAACATAGACAATGGCGATTTGCCCAAGAAATTTGACGGTCATAGTGTTGAGAAATTACATAAGGTCATTGACAGAAAAATAAAGATACTTGAGGATTCAAACAAGTTGCAAGAATACTGTAAACAGTTTCACGGTCGGAGAAATAAATAATTTTCATATATACTCCTTAACATCTGACCGTGGGAAAACGCCCCAGTTTAGTGGGGCGTTTTCATTTGACACGGTGGCCTTTATCCTATAAAGATAAGACTTAATTATTTAAGAAAGGAACGGTCATGAAACTTGAAGATTTAATAAGGGAAATTATCCGAGAAGAAATTGAAGATGCCCTTGAAGAATTAGATGTTGAGCAAATTGTTCAAGACAAAATAGACGAGATCAATCCAAAAGATGAACTTGTTACCAAAGAAGAAATGCACGAAACTATCCAACACGAAATAGAGGAAAGCAAATAGTTGACAATTCCCCACTCTGATATAGGGTGGGGGAAACAATTTACGAAAGGATAAAAATGGACACATATCAAAAAAATCTTCGAGACAAATGGTTTTTCTATGATGCAGATGTTGCGATATTCTGGGACGGCGACAAATTGTTCCAAGTTCAAAATGACGGAAAGATTGTAGATAGTTTCACGGAAAATGAAACAATCGCCACGGTTGAAAAAGCTGAACAGATCGCAGACGAATATATGGCGGAAAAACTTCAAGAGGAAATGTTGGACAATGCTGATGACATTGAATTTCAGTTCAGAAGTCCAGACCTCTTTAGAATGTAAATATCACCACGAGAAAAGGCACTTGAACCAAGTGCCTTTTTTATTTGACATCATATCCATTGTCCTATAAATATAGGATATGATAAAAAGTAATAGAGTGTTACTAGATTGAAAATACTAGTTAATATATTATCTATTTCAAAGCTCTATCTTTTTATTTAGCGGTCTTTGTTCCTTGCAAAGTGGTGGGAAAGTCTTGGAACTTAGACCGCGATATTTTCCTAGTATCGCGGTTATCCACACCCACTACATCTAGTACTTGACAAAAGGCACACTAACTACTACAATCGAAATACGATTTTTTCGTTTTACGAAGTATTTCGATTGTAGTAGTTGCTTCCTCTTTTTTTTCTTGCATTTTATCACAGTTATGATATTAAAATATCAGCATGGCAGAAAGTAGAATATAATTATGTCTCATGAAGTTGAAACAATGGCTTGGGCAAACGAAGTGCCTTGGCATAGATTGGGTAGAGAAATCGGAAACGATGCTACACCCGATCAAATTTTACGCGTTGCCGACTTGGACTGGAATGTCAATTTAAAACCTGTTGAATGGACTGGTGTAGATGGTATTTCTCGAAAAGATGAGAAATGGAAATCTTTAGTTCGTGCTTCTCATACAAGAATTGATGGAACTTTTGTTCCCGAACAACTCTTGGCTAGTGGACTCACAGATCAATATAAACCTATCCAAAACTCTAGAATTGCAGACTTTTTTAAGGAATATATTGATAACGGTGTTGCGACTATGGAAACCGCTATTAGTTTATTTGATGGTCAAATTGTCATTTTAATGGCTAAGACTAATGAAAACTTTGAACTTGCTGGTGGTGATAAAATAGAGCAATATTTATATTGTGCTAGTTATCATACAGGGCGCGATAAGTTAAAAATCAGATCATCCAATACTAGGGTTGTCTGTAATAATACTTTTAGCGCTTCCTTGCATAGTGAGTCAGTAGTTAAAGGTTTAATTAGTCACCGCTTTGAATTTACTAATGAAGTAGAACAACAGGTCAAAACTGACTTGGGAATTTCTATAGATCAGATGAATAAATTCAAGGAACAATCTGAATTCTTGGCTAGTAAAAAATTAAAAGAAAACGATCTTTTAAATTATTTACTAGTTGTTTATCAACCTCACTTATTAAAAGAGAAATCTTTTGATATGTCTAAAATGTTTGATAAAGGTTATGAATTTAGACCTAATACTTTTGTTAATAAATCTTATGGTGCTTTTCATGATACTTATGAAAGCGAAGGGAAAACCCATAAGCTAGAAAACACAGGTAATGATCTTGCATCTTGCAAAGATGATACTTGGTGGAAAGCTTTCAATGCTGTTACCTATAATGAGGATCATTTGCGCGGCGGTTCTAAAAAAGATGAATTTAGAACTGAACGAGCATTACTAGAAAACTCATCTATTAAAGCGAAAGCTTTAGATACAGCACTAGAATTAGCTAGTAATTAAATTATTAACCCAGCAATATTGCCATGCAATTGCTGGGTTTTTTATTGCCATTTTTTGGCGGTCGTGTTATCTATTATCCTAGAAAGGATATTATATGAAATATGGTCAATATACCATTGAACCTGCTAACAATACCTATGGTGAAGAATCTGCCGTAGTTGTTTACGGCTGGGGTCGTTATGGTCATAGTTCTGTTTTATCTGGTCAACGAAAAAAAGTTTATCTTGACGAATATAATTCCACTGCTGATGCATTAAAAGATTATCCTAATGCGGAAGTTCTGGAGCATATCGCTGAGGCGGGTAATACTTTTGATCATTTACCAGATACTCCAGATTATTATTAATATTTAATTAAACATTAAACAAACCCCGCTTAATGCGGGGTTTTTTATTTACTATCATCTAGGAGCTTTTGCGCCAGAGGGATCATTACATCCTTGCAGGTCATTTTCAGCTAGTAGTACGTCTACTACCCCAGACCTTGTAGCCTATCGTTTCAGCTACATAATATAAAATAGTAAAATATCTTAAAGATTCAACAGTAAATTAATGATTATTTGTTTTATTTTAAAAGACAACCGCAGTGCTAGAATCGAAATACTTAAAAGCGATACAATCGCATTTCGATTCTAGCACTACGTGTCACTTTGTCAATATCAATATCCCATATTATTAGGATTAGCATGTATAACTTGTTTCATACTGTGCAACAAAAGTTATCCACATTTCACCGCGATATAATCCTTTATTAATGGGAGTAATAGTCTACTGTCATAATTAGAAAGGAGGTGATTTAATGTATTTTATTGTAAGACAACATTGCTGTGAAGAGGGAAAAACTTGGTCTCGTCAATTTGCAGGTAATGATAAAGATGGTTATGCAACTTTAGAGGAAGCTATAATACAATTAAACAAGATTGAAAAATCAGCAAAAATAGAAAAAGAAGCTGAACTTCAAAAAGAAATCTTTATGGCTGAAGCTGAAGAAAGAGAACCAAAAGAAATTGATGATGGATGGCATCATGTATCTTCAATAGTTGAATTAGTAGATTTAAAATAGTTTGCTTCCTCCTAGCAAATTGCAGGGGCGAATTCTCGCCCCTGCATACAACAACCCCCACCC